ATGGCACATCAAAATAGAAAAGGGAGGAGAAAACTTGGAAGTAAAAAAAGAAGAGAGATGCGGAAGCGAAGAAACAGGAAGAAGTAAGACACTACAAGATGCTGAGTTTGATACAATGCAAAGCGATGATGGTGTTAAGATAGACCTTGCCTTTATTGTATTTATTCTTAAGATGATGACTAACTTCTTTGTACTTATGGGTAAAGATAAACATAAAACTATTAAAGTAGAACAGATGATGATAGATATGATAGTTAAATTCTTTGAAGAGAATAAAGGTAGGTCATTCTCTGAGTTTCTAACACAAGAACCAAGAAAAGAAGAAACTGCTGATAATCTGGTGTTATAATGAATCTTAAATATTGGGGATTAGTAATATGTGTGTTAATTCTATTTACTTTTGGTTTAAGAAATTCTTTCCTGAGAAAACGCATAGCGAGGCTGATGGCAAAAGAGGAAAAGCAGATACAGGCGAAGCGGAAGGAAAAGCTAAATATTGCGATTGCTCCTTTGCAAACAGAGATACAAAGGTCAAAAAAGGAAAAACACATAACAAAAAAAGAGTACAGGATATTGCAATTCCAAGAAGAAGAACTAAGAGAAAAGCTAAAAGCCGCACAAGAAAAGTACCGAAAAGCTCATGTAGATGAAATGCGTCTTAATGGAGAATTAGCCTATGCAGGAAAATAACAAGGGTTTTTGGTTAAATGTTTTAGTTGGTTTTGTTATTTTAGCATTAGCTATACTATGTGCAAAAGTTGCACTTGCTACAGAAGTAGAAGATATACAGGCAGAACTCATTACTAACCTTGAGAAACAAGTAGAGAAACAGAAAGAAATTAATACTGATAACGAAAAGATTATAGAAGGTAATAAAAAGATAATTGAGATGCAGGAGAAACATCTTGAGCTTCAGAACAAAGACATTAATAGATTAATAGATGAAAAGGTTAAAGGTGGGGATGGGATAGTAGGAGAGGTTAAGAAGCAAGCTGCTATTCCTATGTTCATCTGGATATTGTTATCACTTCTATAGGAGGTATTATGGGAAAGAAAAAACAGCAACCAAATAATACTAAAAAGTCTGGAGGTAGTAGATATGGCTCATAATACTAAATCTAAAAAGCTGCAGTATAATCTATCGGCACATTTCAAGAAGCATAGTGAACATCATAATCGTGTAATGCGAAGAGAGATGGTGAAGGGTAATACAGCAGAAGATGCTCGTAAAACAGCGACAAGAAAAGTAAAAGAATGAATCCTTCTGATATGAGTGTAGAGGATATACTTGCGCTTGAACCAGATAAGCAGCAGGAAGCTCTATGTACTATCAAAAAGTGGATAAGTAATTTAGAGGATGAAGAGATAGTAAGAAAAGCTACTAATCCTTTTAAATATTTTATTCCTTCTGATGGTAATATACCACCACAGAACTTAGAGTTTTTAATGAGGCATCTAAAGGAAGAGGATATACCTCAATCATTTGATTCACAGCTTGATGCTCTTATATGTCCAGACGATATAATAGGAGTGATGGGTGGCAACCAAGGAGGAAAGACAGCATGGCTTGCAATAAGATTATATATACAAGCTACAGGACAGTTGCCAGATGCCCTTTACGGGAAATTTCCTACAGACTTACTGCCAAAGAAATTTCCTCAACGCCTAAGAGTAGTTGGCGTAGACTCAAGGCAGTTGCAGAATGCCGTACTGCGTGAGTTTAGATTATGGTGTCCACATCAATTCCTAAAGAATGGAAAGTGGGAAAGCAGTTATGCATCAGAGAAGAAGATACTCACTCTTTACAGGAATGATAATAGAGAACTTGCTTCATTAGAGTTTATGACTAATCAACAGGATGTAGATTCTTTCCAAGGGATTCAGTTGACAGGAGTAGGCTATGATGAAGAACCTATGGAAAAGATACGTAAAGAGAACTTGATGAGATTTGTTACGTCAGACCGAGTGTTTGAACTCTATGCCTTTACTCCTACACATGGATTATCTTGGTCTACGGAATTATTCTTTAAAGATGAAGGAGGTGCTAAACTATACAAGATAGCATCTGTAACTAACAAGAAAGCTAATCTCAAAACATTAGAGAAGCTCATAGAACAAGAGACCGATTATAATAAGAAACGCATGAGGTTGTTAGGTGATTATGTTTCTCTCTCTGGTCTTGTCTATGCTAATCTCTTTAGTGAGAAGATTCATGTTAGAAAACCGTTTAAATTAAATAAAGAAGACTTTATTGTATATCGTGGGCTTGACCCTCACATGACTAAACCAACTGTAGCTGTAGAAATAGCTGTAGACAGGGAAGGATTTAAATATGTTGTTGGAACGTATAAGTCAAATCATGGAGATGACACAGAAATCATTAAGGAGCAACTGGCTAAGAGAGCGCTGGAAAGGAACTACAGGTTGGGTTGGACAAATTGTGACAAGTCTGCTGATTCTACTATACGTATTATTGGTGATTATAATGCTTATGTACTACTTGGTCGTGGTAGAAATGCCATCCCTGCTCTCTTCAAAAGTGAAAAGTTTGTGGGTTCAATAGCAGCAGGAGTTGACCTGATAAGACAAAATCTTAAAGTTGATGATAAAATAAACTTGCCAAAGCTGGTAATCTTTGATATACCAGAGAATAGAGAACTTATACATTCTATGAAAACTTTAGAACGTGACACATTTGCTAATGAGGATACTAAAGTTAAAGACGAAATAAAAGAGGGTAAACATGATGCTCATGCAGCTATGAGGTATGCACATCAGAGAGTAATGAACTGGATGCCATTTAATCAAATCATACCTGAACCAGAAGAGGTAGATGAAAACATAGGATATTAGGGAGGACACCATGCCGTTAGATGACTTTATCCTTGTAGCAAAAAGATGGAAGCATGAAGCACAAGAGTTAAGAAGAGAGTATGATGACCAATGGAGCAAGAACATTAGGAATGTTAGAGGTATCTTTGATGCAGGAGAAACAGAGAAATCAAAAGTTAGAGGAAGAAGTAAATTATTCTACAGGAAAATATGGGCTATCTCTTGGAGAATACTTGCGTCATTCTACCAGATATTCCTGCGAGACCCCGAAAACTTTAAGATTGTCGGTAGAGATGCACAAAACGATACGTTGCGTTCTAAGGTGTTACACTTTATTACTAAGTGGCGCTATGAACAGATGATGAGAGTAGATAGTTTATTTACTCAATTCATGTGGGCGTTTCAGGATATTATTAATCTTGGATTTTGTGTGGGTAAATTCAGATGGGTATTAAATGAATATGAGGATAAACCTGAATTTGTGTTATATCCACCTGAACAAGTCTGGCATGATATGACTACTGCTGTTAAAGAGAAAAAGAAATACATCATATTTGAGAACTGGTCTACTAAAGATGAACTAATGCAGTTAGGGTATGATGAAAGTAAAATAGATAAACTTGAACCACAGAACCCTGAAACTAATCTTGTAAGACAAACAAGGTTTCAGAATCAAAAAGACCCTTTACAGAATCCAGGCGAGAACGAATATCCACTTGGCGGTAAACATCAAGAAGCTAATAAGAATGAAGTTATAAAAGCAGAGGATAGGTTTGTATGGTTTGAGGTATTCTATAAAGAGGATGGTAAGTGCTTCTTTGCTTCTTACTCTGGTGATGAGATATTAAGAGAACCAGAAGAGTCTGTATATGGAAGACGTTACCCTGTAGTTATGGGTCAATGTTTAACTCTATCCCATAAGGCTATGGGTGAGGGTTTTCCAGAGCCGCTTGAAGATGTACAAGCGTCTATCAATGCACACCTTAATCAGAGAAAAGATAATGTATCTTTGGCTTTAAACGGCAGAACCATTGTATCACGATTTGCGAATGTTGACTTAATGTCTTTGACACGCTCCAGAGCAGGTGGTGTTACATTGGCAGATGATGTGACAGGTGTGATTGATAGACCTTTTAATAATGTAACACAGTCAGCTTATTCAGAATCAGCAGCAGATGATATTATGATGCAAGAGATGTCTGGTGTTACGCCACAAAAGCAAGGGCAGGGAGAGGAAATAAAAGCCACCGTAGCACAAATTAATTTAGCAGAGTCCAATGCGAAGATAGATTTGTTTGCTGCTATCGTGAAAGAGACATTTCTAATGGACTTCTTCTCTACACTTGCCTCACTTATACAGCAGTTTGAAACTAATGAAACTGTATTTCGTGTAGCTAATGAAAACTTTAGAGAGAAAGGTGAGTTTGCTAACTCTGATTTAGATATATTTGATTTAGGAGATGAAGTAGATTTACAACTTAATGTAGGGTTAGGTGCTGTAGGAAGACAGTTTGAGATAGAACAGAATATGTTAGCTATGGATAGAGCTAATATGTCTAACCAAGCTATGATAGGATTGTTACAGTCTGGTGCTATCCCTCAATCAGAGGTTAGGTTAGTAGATACAACAAAGTTCTTTGAAGAAATACTACCAAAGTTAGGTCATAAGAATGTACAAGACTTCTTCTTTAATGTAGCACCAGCACCACCTCAACAGCAAGGTGGGTTAGACCCATCATTAGCAGGAGCAGGACAACCTGTAGTTGGTGGAGCAGGTGGTGAACAAGCAGGGAGGTTTGGTTTACAATAATGGAAATAGATGATTTAAACCAAGAAGACTTAATAGAGAAATTAGGTAAGTTTGAGGATTTAGTAAAGTTACAGAATCAACCAGAGTTTGATACATTATTGTTTTACTTTCGTGTGGTAGCTGATAGAGCTTTAAAAGAACTGGTTTTAAAAGAAGGGTTGTCTCAAGAGAAACAAGCGGAGTTAAAAGCTATTATCAAGGTGTGTAAGTATGAATTTGAAGCTCTACCATCATGGTTAAAGAATCAAGCGTTACTTGCAAAACAAGAGTTAGATTTTAGAAGAGAGCATGGAGTTCTTGAATTAGAAAATAAAACTTGACAATATTATGCAAGTAGGTAGAATAATATTTAATCGGTATCCTGAACCGTTATCAGGAACGTCAAGCGAAACACTTGTAAAACTACTAAAGGAGGCTTTATGCCGAAGAAGAAACAAGAAACACCAACGGAGACCTCAACCGAAACAGAGGAAATAGCAACAACCAAGGATAACACAGTAGTTCCAGAGACTCCTGCTGAAAGTGGAGAAACAGGTGGTTTATCTCAAAGGGAACAGATTTATGCAAAGTATGCAAAAGGAGAGGAAGAAAAAACTAAAGTAGGGGAGTATAAGAAAGAAGATGCTCCTAAAGAAATTAAACAGGAAGATAAGACTGTACCTCTTGGCGCATTACATGAAGAGCGTCAAAAACGTAAGGAACTTCAAGCGAAGGTTATTGACTTAGAAGTACAGGTTAAAGAGTTATTAGAGAATAAGAAATCTCAAGATAACCCTGATGACTTTGATGACTTTGATGATGAATACATTGATGACTATGACGAAGAGTTAATCAAGGAAAGAAAAAAAACAGAAGATTTAGAGGCGAGACTCAAGAAGATAGAACGAAAAGAAACACAGAGTGAGGCTCAAAATCAACAAGCGGAAGTAAATAAGAAAGCTAATAAAGTCCATGACGAGTTAGCAGAAGAAGGTTATGATGGATTTGAGGCATTCATTCCACAGGTTAAACAACATATATATGACCTTATATTGCAAGAGCCAGATGCACAGGAGTATATTGATGGCAGGAAAGTTCTCGCTATAGATAACCCTGAAGGTTGGAAAGAGATTTATAGGGAGCATATATATCCAAAAGTCAGAAATGTATTTGATAGCAAAGATAAGGCTGATTTAATAAAGGAAAGAAAAGAACGAAAAGGAAGAGCAGCTTTATCTGGTAGCTCTGGTGGAAAGCCAAAAGCGTCAGCAACAGTAGATGTCAATAGTTTATCGCCAGAAGAGATGCACAAACAGTATATGCAGATGCGTCAAAATAGAGGTGCTGCAGTCTAATCTTCCAATATTGGGAGGAATTAGACAATGGCGAACGAGATGTTATGGGCAAATCACTCAGGTGTTTTGACCAACAACAAACTTAATCAGTTTTTCCAGCGTTCTGCACAACCGTTATTTAAGTTTAGGCAGTTCGTAGATGTTAAGGAAGCATTTGGAAAACAAAGAGGTCAGTCAGTCAACTGGCTGAAAGTTGCTAATGTTGGTACTATGGGTGGAAACTTAACCGAAACCAACACCATGCACGAAACGACTCAGGCTTTAACATGGGGTACGCTTACGGTAGCTGAAGTAGGTAACTCTATTCCATTTACCTTTAAAGCAGAAGCATTGTCTGAATTTGATGTACAAGAAATTGTTAGAGGTGGAATGCTTGATGATGCTGCAAAAGTATTAGACGGTAAAGTTGAGAGAAGGTATAATGAAACGAAGTTACGCTTTGTCGGAACTTCCACTACCGCCCACACTCTTACTACTAACGGTACTGCTACTGTTACTAACACTTCAATCTTAAATTCTCGCCATGTAAGAAAGATGAGACTTGAGTTGGAGAAGAGAAATGTTCCAGCATACGAAGGTGACTCTTATGTATGTATTGCTTCATTGGAAGCATTAGAGTCTCTTGAAGGAGCTATGGAAAGCGTAAATCAGTACACCGAAACTGGTGTTGATAAGATTTACAACGGTGAGGTTGGGAGGCTTCATGGTGTAAGGTTCGTTAAGGATTTCTACGCTTCACGGTTTACGATTGATGCTGATGCAAGAACTGCTACAGCTAAATCATGGACTACAGGCAACTCACTTGATGCCTATATGTTTGGAAAAGGTGTCGTAAGAGAAGCCGTTGTTGTACCAGAGGAAGTTCGTATGAAGGTTGTTACTGATTACGGAAGGTCTAAAGGTATCGCATGGTATTTCTTAGGTGGATGGGCGTTAGAATGGGACACTGAGGCTGATTCAAGAATCATTAAGTGGGATTCTAATGCGTAGTGTTTTTTTTAATTAACTTATAATATAAGGAGGTGACATATCATGGCTTATGATGATATGGTTGTTATTACTTACTCTTGGGGCGAAATAGATTTTGGTGCTGGCAGTGATGCTGTTGCTATCAAAGGATATGGAGGCAAGAAGGGTAAAATCCTAGACATTGGCGTGTCTGTAACCGAAACTTTTAATCAGGTTACGACCCCTGCATATGTACGAATGGGTACAACAGGAGACGCTGATGCTTATGCAGAGCTTAATATGGCTGCTGCTGCTGATACAGATTATTATAATATCCTTGACGACACAGACGCTATTATAGCTGCTGCTGTTCCTGCGGATACTCAGATAGAGGTTGCTTTTATTACCCCTACTGGTGGTACTCCTGCTGGTAAAGGACACGTTAATATAACTATCGGTTGGTTCTAAATTTGTGGGGCTGGCTGTACGACATCTTGAATGGGATGCAGTCCAGCCCTTTCTTTAAGGCTTAATGAAACTTGTAATTGTAAATTCACATGAGCGTAGTGGTACTCATTTCTTAATGAATACGATTGCTCTCAACTTTGGATATTGTAGCTTTCCTTATTACAATATGGATATGCCTGTACTGCCGCACATACCTAATAATATGTTAGCGGTGCTACAACAGATACAAGAACCAAGACATATAATAAAATCACATTATGAAGGAACATTCTTCAGACCAATTATAAATAAAATTACAAAACACGCTCATGTGTTTTACATCTACAGAGAAGAAGAAGGTGTATTTAAAAGTTGTCTGAAGCATTGGAATAGTCTAACCTGGGAAGAAGCTGCCAGATGTGAAACTGTTGATGAGCTTAAAGTAGCACAACCTTATGGTGGTTGTATGCGTTATCAGTTCAGGCAGTATCCTTCCATGTTAGCAAGATGGCAGGGACATAAAGCAAGCTGGAAAGAGAAGATGGGTGGCGCTGATATAATCTATGTAAGGTATGATGATTTATCGCACCGTTTTGATAAGACACTTATGATAATATCTAAACGAATGGGTATCCCGATAATAGGTGGAATAGCAAGAAAGCCAGATAAAAGTAAAACTGTCCAAGCAGGAGAGTTTAGCGAAAAGGAACTTTGAAAACAGCTTGTGTAGTAAGGTATGGAGCTTTTGGAGATGCGGTAATGGTGACACCAGTTCTCAGGAAGTTAAAAGAGGATGGATACCATGTGACTATGAACATGACTCCAAGAGCAAAGAGTGTACTAAGAAACAATCCGTACATTGATAAATATTTAATACAGGAGGATAATGAGATACCTAATGAAGAGCTTGGGGATTACTGGAAGAATTTATCTGAGAATTACGACAAGTTTATTAATTTATCTGGCTCTGTTGAAGGTGGCTTACTTAAAGTTGAAGGAAAACCTGCTTTCCGTTGGGAGCATGAAGTAAGACATGAGAAATGCAATAAGAATTATTACGACGAACAGTTCCGAGTTGCTGGATTCCCTGAAATTACAGGGAGAAATGGAGAACTCTTCTTTTCCTCACTTGAACATAAACTCGCCAAAGCATTTATTAAGAAATCAAGAAAGGCAAAACAATTTGTCGTTATGTGGTCGCTTGCAGGAAGTTCTTTCCATAAGAACTATCCATACACGCAGTTAGTTTGTGATTGGTTATTACGAGAATATAATGATATAGTTGTAATAACAGTTGGTGATGCTCTTAGCGTTATGTTAGAATGGGAGCATCCGAGAGTAAAATGCAGGTCTGATAAATGGTCTATTCGTCAGGCTATGCTAATGACTAAATATGTAGACTTGGTGGTGGGAAGTGAAACAGGAATACTCAATGCGTCAGGGTGCTATGACACGCCAAAGATTGTCCTCTTGTCTCATTCGTCTGAGGAGAATCTCACGAAATACTGGAAGAACTGTACCAATTTACACGCAGGAGAGGACACACCTTGTTATCCGTGTCATCAGTTACATTATAGTCTTGAGTCTTGCCCTTTACACGACAAGCTAAAGACACCTTTATGTATGGCTAATCTTAAATTTGAGATAGTCAAGAACGAAATAGAACGACATTATAAGGAATGGAAGAATGGATGTTAAAGTGAAAGATAATGGTACTCGTTCTCCTATGGGTATTTTATCAGTACAAACTGAAGAAACAGTTGCAAGACAAAAAGATAAACCGTATAATGTGGGAGAATTTAATGATGGAGTAAAAGGAGATAGTGACGAATTAGAAGGTATGCCAACTCCAGATGAAGATAGGTTTGACGAAGGAGATTTTAACTTGGCTTTACGTTATCCTCATGCTATAAGAAGAATGTGGAGTGATGATGTAGCTATAGAAGTTATGGAAGCTCTACTACTTAATAAGCCTTTTGAATTGCTAAAACAGAAACTACTACAGAAAGGAGAACAAGATGCTAGATAGAATAGCAATAGGACTAAACATTATTCCTAATTCGCATCCTACGGATGAACACCACAGGAAGATGGGTAACAAAAAGAGAATGGCAAGGTCAGAAGCAGACGATAGAATGAGGCAGAGAAGAAAGAAGCATGAAGATAAGAACTCCAGAATGGGGTCTGGTAATCACGGAATTGATAACTAATGTATCATTTCCAAATACAAGAATATCGTAAAGGAAAAAAGGGGGAAGTAAGTATGGGCTATTGGGTCGGTATGACTACCAAGAGTGGTTGTGAAGCAAACTTCTATGTAGAAGATGATAACGGAACTAAGAGATACTACAATGGAAAAGATAAAAGGCATGAGTATAGGAATGAAGAACCATACGACCTAATAAAAGACCATACTAAATTAGTTAAAAAGATAGAGAAAGCTATAAAACCATTTGATGTAAAAGAAAATAAACCAGAAATAGATTTAGAAGTAAAAACAGCAAATGCTGAAAGGTTTAAAGAACTCACAACTCCAGCAGGATTAAAAGCAAAGGAACTATTAGCTGGTGATGGATTAAACCATGCTTCCTTTATTAGAGCATTAGGACAGGAAGTAAAACAAAGTACAAGGAAGAGTACAAAAGCACAGTATAATACTATACTAAATGAACTGACAGAAAATGATTTAATTAGAAAAGAAGGCTTGAATTATCTTTATAAGTAGTGTATATATTGTAATACAACAATAGGAGACGACATCATGGCTGCTCCAACTGCACCGACACTTGCGATTATTACGACAGAAGGTATAAAGAAGGCTGGCTATGGTAACGCTGCATCTTCACTTTTAACTCGTTCACAAGACGAGTGGATAGAAGAGATAAAGAATGATATATGGACTTTATCTAAGAAGTTAAAATCCCTCTATGCTACTTCATTTGCTGTTACTACTAATGGAGTAGAGAAGTATTCCTACCCTACAGATTTCTCCTCAGAAATGTCAATAACACTAATGACTGGAAGCGTTACTGGTACGGCTCAAGCAGGGGCGGCTACTACTATAACCCTTGCTGCTGCTAATACCGCTTCTGATTTAATTGGCAAAGAAATAATGATTTTATCTGGTACTGGTTCTGCGCAGATAAACCAGATAACTGCCTTTGTAGCTTCCACTAATGTTGCAACCGTAAACGATACTTGGTCAACTAACCCTGACAGTACATCTGTTTATATGGTTGTTGATAAGTATAAAGACCTTCAGCAAACTCCTGTATGGCGACATGACTCTGGAAGAACCTCACCAGAGAGAGGAGAACCTACACATTTCTTTCCTATCGGAGATTCCGATAATGGAGAATTTATTTTATTTCCTACACCTTTCCGTTCTGCGAGTGATACAAATGGGTACGGTATTCGTCATCAATATTATGCTGACCTTCTTCGTGTTGACTTGACTTCTACTTTAATGACAACTTTATATAGAAGGTGGAGGAGTCTCTTTATACAAGGTGTAAAGTATAAATGTTTAGAAGATTTAGATGACAATAGGCAGGCGCAGGAAGCTCAGAAGTATCGTGGGGATTTAAACGCTATGATTGTTCGTGAGGCTTATGGTGTGGATTTAAGTAATCTTAATATTTCGGTGGAGGGATAATGGGATACTCAGGACAGACTATTGAGATTGATTTAAACGCAGGTGGGTTTAATTACAATCCTAACCTTGACTCTTTGCAGTTAGGAGCTATGATTGATGGCTCTATTAATACAACTCTGCAAGATGGTGGGCGCAGGAAGCGTGGTGGTACTTCTCATGTAAACACTAGTGCCATTTCTGGTACACCTAAGTTAATGAAGCTACATGATTTTATTCTGACTACTGGAACTCAGTTTCTTATGATGGCTGGTGCTGATGGAAAACTTTATAAGAATTTTACAGATACTTTAAAAACAGGATTATCTACCACAAACTATTGGGATATGTCAAGCATGAATGACTTGCTTGTTACTACTGATGGTGCATCTGTATTACAGACATGGGATGGTGCTGCTGGTAGTACATCAGATGTGTCCACTCCTGCACCTGATTGGGCTACTGATTCTTTATATCCACAGCAGTTGGTTTTACATGGTAGAGGATTATCTCAAAGGATGTGGTCTTGGACAACTAATAATAAAATCTTTGGTAGTAAAATATTTGATGCAGATGATTGGGGTGCAACTAATGGATTTATTTCAGACACTAATAACGTGTTTGCTACGAGAGAGGGAGGCAGTATTACTGGTATGTATGAGTTTGGTGATAGTTTGTTTATCACTACTGCTCGTAATACTTATATTCTACAAGACTCAAATTCTGACATTTCTACATGGGGTTTTACTTTAGCACAGTTTAATGCTGGTTCTGCTCATTGGAGAGTTATGACACGGACTCCTAATGATATGTTGATAATGATGGATGATGGAGAAATTTATAGTCTTGTTACTGTAAATGCGAAAGGTGATTACAAAGCCTCAAGTATTACTAAACCAGCTTTTATAGATAGGTGGATTAGAGATAATGTAGATTTAACACAGATAAGTAAGTTCCACATAAACTACGACCCTAAGATAAGGGCAGTATTGGTGTTTATGGTTAAGTCTGGTTCTACTGTAGTTGATGTGTGCTTACCTTATTTTATAGATAGACCAGTTGACCAAGCGTGGGGTGCGCCTTTTGAGAATGAAGATTTTGATTGTGGATATAATGCTTCTGTTTCAGCTTTAGTTAAAGTTGCTGCTGGTGATTACAGATTAAGGACAGGTGCTAACACTACAGGGTTTGTTTGGGATTTAAACCAATCAACCTTTGCTGACAATAATGAAGCATACACGGGTAAGGTGTATTTACCAGAATCTGGATTTGGTGATAATGTAAGTATGAAGATGTTTAAGCGAATCATCTTCACAGGATTTAATACAGCTATAGATGATGATGATGATTTAAGTCTTCAATGGACAACGGATGGGATAGCTAATACACCACAGTCTGTTAATTTTATAGCGTTGGCATTAAAGGTTGATGACCCTGATGCTATCGTAGACCAAGCCATATGTCCTAAAGGTAGTTTATATAACCTAGAGGCTATATTGCCTTTAGGACAACCTGCTCGTAGGATAGGTATAAAATTTTCTAATAGTACAGAGGGTGATGACTTTTATGTAACTTCAGTTCAAGTAGATGCTAAACCTCTTGGGAGGAGACCGACACCAAGTAGAACATCAGTAGCTCAATAGGAGGAGAGAATGGCAACTTACATTAGTAACACAACGGCAAACACGACTTGGCTAGCTAATATAACAGTTATAACGGCAGCAAGATTAAACACAGAGAACACTAATATTCTTGCAAATGATATTGCTTTGGATACAGCTTTAGCTCTTTCACATGACAGCACAGGTTATTTTAATCCTACTGTTGGAAGTGATGTAGCATCTACAAATGCTTTAACATTAGGCACAGGAAACATATTTGATATAACTGGTACTACTGCTATCACAAGTATAGGTACTAAGGGTACTGGTTATATAGTTTGGCTTCAGTTTGATGGGATTTTGACATTAACTCACCATGCTACCGATTTAATTCTTCCTGATGATTCAAATATTACAACTGCTGCTGGAGATGTAGCTTGTCTTTATGAGTATGCTTCTGCCGATTGGAGATTAATTTCTTATAGCAGGTCAGACGCTACTTCAGGAGTGTTAAGTGTTGCGAATGGTGGAACAGGTGCTACCACATTAACTGATGGTGGAATATTGTTAGGTTCTGGAACTAGTGCTATAACTGCCATGTCGGTTCTTGCTGATGGTTCAATTATTGTTGGTGATGGTGCTACTGACCCTGTAGAATTAGCAGCGTTCACATCATCTACTGGAACATTAAAACATGAAAAGGGTGGGGTAGAGGCTGATATTTCAGCCATAGCTGATGGAGGCATAGTTGTAGGTACAGG